TTCTTTCTATTTGATAACTTGGAATAATGAGCGCGTTTTGTTTGTCCTTTTTTTTTTACTCGTGAAGTTTTATACAAATGCGAAAATTTCATCTTGGGCAATGTGTTATGAAATAGTTTCATGGTTTTTTTTAATCGCTTCCCTCCTTTTTGAATTTTATAATGAATTGGTAATACTGATTTTATATTGGTAGGACCAAAACCACCTTTCAATGGATTTGGTATTTGCGACGACTGTTTCATTATATTCTTGGCGTTATCAACTGCTCCCATGATACGCTTTTGTCCTTCCAATGCTGTATCTTCTGTATTTTTTATTGTATGAGCCGCTGTAATCATCATGGGACTACTTTTATCCATAAATACTTTGAACGTGATCATCAGTGTATTAAATCCTTTTGCAATAGCAATCATCATATTAATCACTCCTCCTACCATAGGAATCTCTGAAATAAAGGCTTGCGCCACCGTCACTCCTGTGCCGGTTGCTCCAGTGACTAACTTTGTAGCAACTTGCTCCATCATTTCGGTAGCTTGATCAGTAACTTTATCCACTTGAGGTTGTATTTCTTTTAGAATTTCAACAGCAGTAACAGCAACTGCTTGGGCTATTTCTTTTACTGCTTGTTTTGTAGCCGGATTTGTGGATAATTCTTTCAATACACCTGCAAGCAATAAGACCTTTTTATTCAAGTCAGGACTTAATTGATTAATAGGTGTATCTAATATTTTATTTTCACCTGTCATTTCCATCCCCATATCAATAAGATTACTCAACGTATTACCATACCACTGAATACCTGTTTTTAATCCTGCTACAGTTACATCTTTTGCTTTTGAAAATAATTCACCTGCGTAATCGCTAGCTGCATTGCCTAAAGAGGATGATTGGGTTGTCAATTGTTTGCTGTTAGTACTCGTTTTAGTAGCAGCAGCATTGCCTGTTTTAATTTGTTCATTCGCACCACCAATCATTTTCAATAATTGATCGGCTTGTTTTATTACTTCATTGGCTCCCACGTCATTGTTACCGCTTGTTGTATTGGTACCACCATTTTGTGGTTCATTCTGACTCATCTGACTCTCACTTACTTTGCTTTTAACGTGTTCCGTCGCTTCTTGAAATCCATTTAATACATCACCAAATATAGAGAACATGGAGGTAGCAACCGTTTTCAAACTAGAATCATTGTTGATATCAATAGGAGTATAATAGTTTCCTCCACTCTCTTGCTGCTTTAATTCATCCATATCTTTCTTCTTTTCTTCAATTTCTGCCTGCTTTCCCTTTATTGCTTCATTTACAATTTCATTTATTTTTTTATCTGGATCAGGTACATTTAATAAATCAATCATATATATTCTACCTTTAATTTTTTTTCGCCATTAACTTCTTAAATGTTTCGTAATCCATCTTCTCCATTGGCTTTTCTATTTTGTAATCGTCTGTTTTCAATATCGGATATTGACTCACTTTGCCACTATAGGAATATCGGTTCGCATTTTGTCGCAAAACGAACTTTTTATTGGTCATCTTGCTCCCTCCAGTCCCTTTTCGATTATAACTCTTGAAAGAAGCAAACATGTCATTTACCTGGTTTGTTTTAAGTTGTATTTTTGTATCAACATTATTTGTATTTTCATAGATGGTAGATAATTTTGCCTTGTTTGTATTCGATTGTTTCGCATTCTCCATTTCCTTTTTTATATCGACAACTATTTTCTTACAATCATATGTCAAAGCGTATTTTCTAGCAACCGTTTCCAAATACAAATAAGGAATATCCTTTGTATCACAATAATAAACAAATGATTCTTTTTCAAAATCATAATACATGATGACATTTCCTTTTGGAGTCGTTTCATACAGAGCATTGTTTTTCATTCCCTTTACAGTATCCTCTTCCAAATCTTCGCATTCCAACTGTTCAAACCGGTCATAATATTTATTTTCATATGGTTCATCCTGTGCTTTATTTTCATTTTCTTTATCTTCCTTATCAACGTCTTTTACATATTTATATAACCTAGTAGAATGAATTGTATTTAAAATATGTGGATAGGAATAATAGAGTAGTGTCGAGCTAAATAATACTCCTAGTCCGCTACCAATGTAAAAAAAAGGTTTCTTGCTAGTTAATCGATTTGAAATAGTTTGAAACATTTATTTACTTTGTATTAATTGTTATAATTGTTATATTTTTAAGCCATGATTTATAGATAATAGATTTATAGATCTATAGATCTCGACCTAATCGGATTTTAGATTCTGCTAACTGGTTTGCTTATCTCTTGACGTCGCAATTCAAACAACTCTTTTACCTCCGATTGTAAATTGACCACTTTAATTCTTTGATAATTTTTATTTTTATTTTCTGGATGCAGACAAATTAAATACAAGTCTTCCACCACTTTTCCGTACTTCTCCTCCAAAATCGCCTTGTATGTATTGAGTTGTAAGCAATAATGCCAATAATTCGTGTCTGGCAAATGCTCGATACATTCCTTCTTTCCCCATTTTCCAAACGAATTCGTCTTGACAATTTCCCTACACCGTTTCCAATCGTAAATGAGTAGTGTTCCATCCGGCTTTTCAAAGACCATATCGATGGACCCAGCCAATTTCAGTTCTTCGTGGAAGACGGTCCATTCCGTTCGGTAGGGTTTCAAGTCAGGAAAATCGGCCAAGAAACGTTGGAAATATTCATATTCGACAGAATCATTGACAATGTCCATATTGTTATAGTAGCACTCAATATCGTAGTGCATTTTGGTTCCAGCCTCGGCCGCTTCATCGCGATTCTTGTCCCACCCAGCCTTGATTTCATCGACAGATTGACCATAATACTTGCTCTGTGGCCAACGCTTAGAGGACATCATGCCCTTAATAATCGCATCAGCATCAAACTGCTCAAAGTTGGCATGATTAAAAGTCGTTACAGACACATAACCATTGCTGCTACCATCAATAGTGTAAATATGAGGACCCTCATCAAACTGAATTCGTGCGTCGCGTTCATGGGGATACAAGTTTGCCAAATAGGTGAGAGCGCTCGTGTCGTCGGCTTCTTGATTGTTTCGCTGAACAAAGTCCATTGTTAATTTATTAATATCTATTTTGAGCATTAATAAATTCAATTTTATTTTAAGCAATTCTTTATTAATATTTTAATATGTAGTTTACATTGTAAAATGGTGGCAGAATGTCAAAGGAAGTGCCTTTGCCGGTGGAAGAAACAGTTGGTGTTAGTGAAACAGTTTCCGCTTCAGCACCTACAGTGACATTATTGGCCGATGCAGTGATACCAGTGTATGATCTTTGTGCTGTTAATACAACCTCGTTATTGTCTGCCCATGGACCCCATACCTGAGGGGCGCCACCACTGAGTCCATAGGCTTGTTGTTGAGATGTAGTAGCTACAGGATGTGTGTGCCCACCATCAGAAATATAAATAGAATGAGTATGCTGATCCACATCAATCACATGTGTATGGTCCGGAATGGTGACAGTATGAGTATGCGACGGCATATTTGCTTCAATCAATGAAGCTGTAGAACTACCCCCAGTATCCCCAACAGTGCCTTGTTGTAAAAAACGCCCCTTCAAATCTGGAGGAGTATAAGAAGTACCAGAGGAAATACCAATTCCCATAGTAACTAAATCATTATACATACCATCAGTATTAAAAACCGGCTCACCATCACATATTATCCAACCTTCTGGACTCGTTGTTCCCATATAAGCCATTATACTACCTATTGGTGGGACCACTGATATTCCATTCTTTGTAAAAGAACTCATTGTATATTAATAGTTTAAAATTTTATATTTATATTTTATTATTATTGTTTATTTTATTATTATTGTTTATTTTATTATTATTGTTTATTTTATTATCATTTCTTCAACTGTCCCTTCAAATCATCGACTTCTTGTTTCAGTGTTTTGACCGCTTCAATGAGATGACCAATAATCGCATTATAATTCACCGAATATTGCTCTTCATTATCAGTATTGACTGCTTCAGGAATGGACTCTTTTACTTCTTGAGCAATGACACCACTATGTAACTTCTTCTCTTCATCTGCTTTCCAGTTATATTCGACACCACGAATGGCGCATATTTTTTCTAAAGAATCAGTCAAATCATGAATGTTTTCTTTCAAGCGCAAATCTGATGTAGCATTGAATGTTTCAGCTGTAATAGTTCCACTAGCAGTAATATCAGTAACCCCAGATAATGCCCCACTCAATACCATTCCGTCGGTATTTATTCGGCAAAGTTCTAATGGAGAATAAGAGTCATCATCAACGTTGGATGATGATTCAGCACTGGTAAATGATTTCCAGTGATAAAAATGAAACCCTCCTTCGAAATTTATGTTACTAGTATCATGAGTATAATATTTTGGTACACTATGAAAATCCACTTCATTGGTACCTGCAGCATAATTACACCCAATATAGCACGGTGTTTTGTTAATTTCTTTAAAAGTTATTCTGGTATTGGTCGGCACACCATTATTATCTTCAACACCATTTTGACCATCGTTACTCCCAACAAAAATCCCAGTACCTTTTCCACCATCCCCACATATAATACCTTGATTCAAACTAGATGTTCCAGGAATGACAACATTATTAGAAGTAGCTCCAATTCGGATTTCATTTTCTACCAAAACATTCACATTATTTCCAATAGCAATTGAATTAGTAGCTTGACTCTGGCTACCAGCATAATAACCAATAGCAATACTCTTTGATCCTTGTCCTGTTTCACCGGCACCAGTACCAATAGCAATACTCTCTGGTCCTTGTCCTGTTTTACCGGCACCATTACCCATAGCAATACTCTCTTGTCCTTGTCCTGTTTCACCGGCACCAGTACCAATAGCAATACTCTCTTGTCCTTGTCCTGTTTTACCGGCACCATTACCCATAGCAATACTCTCTTGTCCTTGTCCTGTTTTACCGGCACCATTACCCATAGCAATACTCTCTTGTCCTTGTCCTGTTTCACCGGCACCAGTACCAATAGCAATACTCTCTTGTCCTTGTCCTGTTTTACCGGCACCATTACCCATAGCAATACTATTAGCACTTTGATTTGCTTCACCAGCACTATTACCCATAGCAATACTACCTGATACCTCATTACTTTGAATAGAAATATTATCCGAAAATGTAATAGCTCCATTAATATTTAAATTTCTACTAGCACTAATATCTTGAGCCGAAATATCTTGAACCGAAATTTTATTTTGGCTGATATCCATGTCTGAATGGAAGATTGATTCACCACTAATATCCAAGGTTCCTCTCAATGTAGTATTACCACTTACATCCAAAGTGCTTTGAGGAGTCATTGTTCCAATACCGACGAATGCATTAGTATTGCCAATATTTCCGTTATAAATGGAGTTACCAGATGTAATCCATCCACCATCATTACCTATCGTATCTAAAACCCATTTCATCGTAACAAGTTGTAACCCCCCAGACGGTTCATTGATAGTTAATGTTGGAAGCTTACCAAAAACAGGACCATCAAAATTTACTTGTTCAGATACACGCATTGTTCCACCGACATCTAATGTGGCTTGAGGTTCATTTTTCCCAAGTTGGTTTGTACCGCGCTCACCAATACCGATTTTACCTAGAGTCAGAATATTACCATTACTATACATGTCGCCACTAATATCCAATACAAAATTTGGGTCTATTCTTGCGCCACCTATTCCGACCTTACCAGCAATGTCGATATCACCGCCTATATTGGCACTTCCATCAGCCATAATATTTTGCTTCACAATCATATCGGTATGAGTCGTGATTGACCCACTGCTTACGATTGACCCATTCATACTAATATCACCCTCCTCTAAAATGAGATCTCCGCTTATCATATGAATATCACCGCAAACATCTAGTGTATATTCAGGTGTTTTCGTTCCAATACCGACATATCCATTTTCCTTGTCTATATTTGAATTGTAGATACCATTAATACCGTTATCAATTGATTCTGTAATCCATCCACCATCTGCTTGAATATAACTATTAATCCATTCGCATGTAGGAAATTCTAGACCACTAGCATCCTTATCTGGTGTTTTACCAGATGTGATATCCTGAAATGTAGCAACACCAGTTACCTGTAATGAACCATCAACATTCAATCCATCCTTCAATGTTACGTTGTCTGAAATCTCCATTTCTCCTTCAACAGTAAATTTTCCATTAAGATGCATACCGGTGCTATTAATATTACAATACAAATCACCCTTAAGTGAATCGTGGGTATGTCCATAAAATCGAAACCCACCTGGTTGGTCCGTATTATTATTAGTATTAATGCTATGAAAGTCTAGTTCTTTTTGACCGTTACTATAATTAGTACCAATATATCCACGAGCATCTTTGATATCATCGTAAGATAGTTCTTGGGTATCATTACTATTAACAAAAAATCCGCTAGCATTATTTGAGCCACTGTGAATGCCTCCGTTGCCGCTAATTTTTCCACTAGATGTTATTTGTCCTTCTACGTCCAATGTAGTTTCAGGATTCGGTTTTCCAATACCAACTTTACCCAAAAAACTAGAATCGCCCTTGACGTCAAATGTATGTTGTCCATAGATTTCGCCAATGGATACATTCTCTCCGCTAATAGAAAAAATCAAATTCTCTGTTTCGCTTATCTCGGTTATGGGATTTTCCGTATTATAGACGAGCATAGAAGGCATATTATTGTTATTAGAATCGTTCTGAACAAGAATGGATGTATTGGTGCTATCCTGATTTGACAAAATCTCCAAATGACCTATTGCTGAACTATCATAGACTATTTTTGTCATAGAAGATTCGAATATTACGTCACTATAGAAACGTGTAATATCGTGAAAATTGGATTGCGCGTATATATTTGTTTCTCCGAAACTAGATAGTTTTCCGGCAATAGCAACATCATTTTCACACGTTACTGGCGCATTAAATCCAACCATTTCACCAGATAACAAATAAAGAAGACGTTTTTCATCTGAATTAGGCACCCTACTACTAGCATATTGATGTCCATTACCAGGATTATACATATATTCGATAAATTCCTTCGTATTGGCTTTTAACGAAACCTTTGCATCTAGTAGCATAGGACCAGTACCATCAGATGTGATCAAATATTTATAATATGTAGTCATATCAGTCGTAAGATTATTACTACCAAACCCATTATCATTTGAAGAAGTTACAGGACCATTCGAAAACGGTTCAATGAGAGGGCCTAAATTAAACGTAATGGGTTTATCTGGAATATAAGAATAAGAGCCATTAGAAATGACATGTTGAAAGGTTTGTTTCCCATCGATATAAAGAGCAATATAACTGCCTCCGAAAACCACGGTTATTTTGTGCCATGTATCAGGAACAATTTCACCGCAATTGTCTTCCTTTATTTCTGTAACATTATCACTATTATTGTGAGAATAATAGGTTTGTAATGTGTTACCATAGGTTTCGCCACCTTTATACCATAGATAAAAACAATCAGGGGAGGATTCGTCGTCAGAACTTGGATTTTGATATAAACCAGATTGGACTAAATCGTCTAATGCGAAAATACAGAAATTTTCCGTACCAGTGGGTATAAAGAGAAATGTTTCAAATGTTAAAACGGAAGAAATAGATTCTGTGTTTTCAGTTTGACTAAACGAATTTAAAGTGTTTAATGACTGTCTGCTGATTAAAAGTTTTGAATTATTTCTAAACTGAATAGCAGTTTGTCCGTAAATAGGGACATAACTCACATATGGATTTATCTGACTATCTTCTCCATTGTTTGGATACTCACACGATAGATTAAAATTACCTTCTTTATTTACACTAGTTATATTCTTATTAAAAGTTTTATTAGAAATCATATCAGCAGCAGCATTATTCATTTGAGTACCACTTTCACCTAGATTGTTAAATGGATAATAAGCAATAATTGTATCGTAACTCTGCTCACCTTCTGTCATTTTATAGAGAGCGCTATTATCCATGTCACGTTTATCGCCGTATTGTTCAAGAGTAGTATTGCTAATACCTAGTTGTTGTGGTATGGTTAAAGTATTGGTTGCTTGTTTATTATTGCTTAAAATATTATTCATGGCTCTTCTATTGATACCTCCTTGTGATTTCCATCGATTAGAAGTATTTGACATTGTATATAATTTATGTATTTAATAAATTATATATATTTATACAAAAATAACAGTAATTATACTATAAATAAATTGAATTTATAGTTGCGTACTAGAAATTAATGTAATGATTTTAATAAATAGTTTTCAAATAATCAGGTGTAACTGTAGATACTTTGTGATGTTCGTTTTTGCTTCGTGAATGTTTTTTGCTTTTACTTTTACTTTTTCCTCTAGATGATTTACTGTCTTTTTTCGCCTTTTTTGTTTTTCGCGCCTTTTTTGGTTTCTTAATATGTTTTGGTTGGTTTGACTGTTTCGACTGTTTCGACTGTTTCGGTCCGGATATTTGTCTAAGTTCTTCCATAATAATAGGACGAATATCAATCTTATTTTCAGGTTGCAAATCAAATTCTAGTCGTTCGCGAATGGGTTTATGATAAGAAGGAACTTCAAGTAGCTTCATGATATCCTCATTGTTTAATTTCATATAAACGGCTTCATTATTTCGTTTAGCTTCTAAATCTAATTCATCGCCATCATATGCCACCTTCCATTTGGTGTTATCGACAACTTTACCATTGATACTAGTTTGGTATTGTCCTTTATTTTGTATATAAGTTTCTGATTCCGATCCCAAATCCAAATAATTTTCCATATACAATAATAAAATATTTTATTTATACCTTTGAACATTTAAGAATAATATATAGCTATTTTTATATATGCGTGGAACAAATGTTAATAAGCATGGAAAAATAGAAAAGAATCAAAAAGTAAAAGAAGGAGATTGTATATTTCCATTCAAGTATCAGTGGAAAGAAAACAATGAGTGTATCGATAATGATGAAAAGGGTAAAATATGTGCAACCTCTGTAACAGATCGTGGAACATTGAAAACCTATGGATATTGTAAAGAAGACGAAATAAAAACTATACCCATTAAAAGTATCAAGAGTCGATCAAGAAGTCGATCAAGAAGTCGATCGAAAGACCGTTCCAAATCAAATGATAGCATAAAAAAAGGAACTAAGAAAAAGGCACTAACAAAGACATTGAAAAAACGTAAATTGAAAATAGTAGATAAATTTCCGTCTATAAGCAAGAGCAAGAGCAGAAGTAAGAGCAAGAGCATAAGTAAGAGCAAGAGTAAGAGTAAGAGCAAGAGCAAGAGCAATAACAAGAGTAAGAGCAGAAGTAAGAGCAAGAGCAAGAGTATGAGTGAGTGTATGAGTGAGTGTATGAGTGAGTGTAAGAGCAAAGAAGAAAAAATGAAGGATATAGATATAAAGGTATCAACAAAAGATAAATCAATGAACGAAGTTCCCCAGCCGTCGGCAGACAAAGTTCCCCAGCCGTCGGCAGACACGGCAGACAAAGACAAAGCCAAAGATAAATCAATGAACGTAGTTTCCAAGCCGTCGGCAGACAACTATAAAAAAAACATTGCTATGTTCAAATCAACAGGCTTAGATGCTCTCAAAATGTTGTCAGAAAAGAAAATAGCTACCATGTTGGATGAAGCACAAAAGGCATATTACAATGATAGTGAAAACGTGTTAATGACTGACAATGAATTTGATATCATAAAAGAATACATGGAGAAGAAGTATCCAAAAAACAAGATTCTCGAACAAATTGGCGCACCTATTCAAGAGAAGAATAAAGTAAAATTGCCTTATAATATGCCTTCCATGGACAAAATCAAACCGGATACGAATGCTCTCACTAAGTGGAAGGCGAAATATTCAGGACCGTATGTATTGTCCGCAAAATTAGACGGTATCAGCGCCATGTATTCTACGGAAAACGACGAACAAAAGCTATACACTCGCGGTAATGGCAAAGTCGGTCAGGATATATCCCATCTAATACCCTATTTGAGATTACCAAAAACAAAGGACATTACTATCCGTGGCGAATTAATCATGAAAAAAACTACATTTACCGAAAAATACCAATCAGATTTTTCGAATTCGCGCAATTTGGTGGCAGGTATTGTCAATCAGAAAAAAATAGAACCAGAAAGGTTTAAAGATGTCGATTTTGTCGCCTATGAAGTCATTGTCCCTTCTCTAAAACCTAGCGAACAAATGAGCATGTTGGAGAAAGACGACACGGTTGTCGTGATAAACGAAGTGAAACAGGATATAGACAACAATATGTTATCAGATATATTAGTCGATTGGCGAAAAAATTATGAATACACGATTGATGGTGTCATAGTAACAAACGATGAAATATATGATCGTACGGATAAGAATCCGGAACATGGTTTCGCCTTTAAAATGGTCCTATCAGATCAAGTTGCCGAAGCCAAGGTACTAAATGTATTGTGGTCGCCTAGTAAAGACGGATACCTGAAACCTCGTATTCAAATAGAACCGGTTGTTTTAGGTGGTGCAAAAATAGAATACGCTACTGCGTTTAATGCGGCATTCGTGGAAGACAATAAATTGGGTATCGGCGCTCTAGTGAAATTGGTGAGAAGTGGAGATGTGATTCCTCATATTATGGCCGTAATTGAGCCGGCTGAAAAGGCAAAGATGCCGGATGTCGCATATAAATGGAATGAAACACATGTAGATATTATTTTGGAAGATGCTGAACAAGACGATACTGTCATTGAAAAAAATATTATTGGATTTTTCAAAGGATTGGAAGTAGATGGTCTAGGTCCTGGCAATGTAAAGAAAATAATAGCAGCCGGCTATACGTCTGTTCCACAAATAATCGCCATGGGGGAAGAGGATTTTTTAAAAGTGAATGGGTTTAAAAAGAAGATGGCTGAAAAAGTATATACCTCTATCCGTAATAAAATAGAAAAAGCTTCTTTGATAAAGTTAATGGCGGTATCGAATATTTTTGGGCGTGGTTTTGGTGAAAGACGCATTGAACCGATAATGATCAAGTATCCTGATATTGTAACTTCTGAAATAAGCGATGAGGAGAAAATAGCCAATATCAAGTCTATTCGCGGAATAGAGAAGAAAACTGCGGAGCGATTCGTTAAAAATATTCCTAAATTCATGGACTTTATAAAAGTGGCCAAATTGGAGGATAAATTAAATGAAAGCATTCAAGGAGTACAAAATCAGCAACCAATTGACGAAAGCAATCCTCTGTATGAAAAATCCATTATTATTACTGGTTTTCGCAATAAAGAATTGAGCGAAGAATTGAAAACATTGGGTGCTAGAGAATCGAGTGCTGTCAGTAAAAATACATTTGCTGTGGTCGTCAAGGACAAGGATGAAGATACAGGAAAAATAGAAGCTGCAAAGCAAAAAAACATATCCATTTATACTTCATTGGAGTTCAAGGAAAAATTCAATTTATCATTCACTATTTAAATTTCATTTGATATAATTATCACCTTGATAAATGAAACAATCAGTTTTACTACATAAATAATTATTCCCATGTTATGTAGTATATAGGTTATAAAACGATGATATAAAAACAATTATCTTTATATATGTATATAATGCAGTTATTTACCGTTGTAGCTACTTTGTGCCTAACCACCATGGCAACCGCTTTTAATGCTACTGAGCATCATTGGTCAAAATTCCAAAAATTTATTACACGTTTCGATAAATCTTATTCTAACTTGATTGAGTTTGAGAAGAGATTTGAAGTTTTCAGGGAAAATATGGAGTATATTCACGAACATAATTCTCATGATCATTCTTACAAGTTGGGAGTCACTCCTTTTGCCGATTTAACTGAAGATGAGTTTGCTCGTTTCAATGGAATTCGCTCGGAAGGACCATTTTCTACAGGATGTGACAAGTTTCAATCATCTACAGCAGACGTACCTGCAAACTACGATTGGCGCGAGCATGATGCAGTAAATCCTGTAAAGAACCAAGGACAATGTGGTTCTTGTTGGTCATTTAGCGCAACTGGAGCCATGGAGGGAGCTTGGGCAATTTCCAAGGGTTCTCTTGTTAGCCTTTCTGAGCAGCAATTAGTTGATTGCTCCAAGTCTTATGGAAATCACGGTTGTAATGGTGGTTTGATGGACAGTGCTTTTCAATACGCCAAGGATAATGGTATGTGTTTGGAGACTGCTTATCCTTATACTGCCCAAGGAGGTGATTGTCAAAAATGCGAACCTGTCGTAACTATTTCTGGATGTGTTGATGTTACAAAGAATAACCAAGTTAATTTGAAGGAGGCCGTTTCGCGTGGTCCTGTTTCTATCGCGATTGAGGCAGATACAAAGGCATTCCAACTTTACACTAGTGGAGTTTTAACTGGTGACGCATGTGGTACCAAATTGGATCATGGTGTTCTTATTGTAGGATATGGTGAGGAGTCTGGAACAGAATACTGGCTTGTTAAGAATAGTTGGGGACCAACTTGGGGCGATGCTGGTTATATTAAGATTGAGCGAAGTGATAGTACAAATGATCCTGGTGTTTGTGGAATTGCTATGCAACCATCTTACCCAGTTGTCTAAATATACTCAAAAATGGTCTGAATGTATATGAAATCAGTTTAATTTAATTTAATTATATTTATTTTTAATAAATATAATCATTTACTCTATTCGGTTATTATAGATATTTTATTTATTTCTACGCGTTTTCGAAGACCTTTTCTTGCTGTGTGTTTTTCTGACATGCTTTTTTCTATGAGTCTTTGTACGCATCGTACGTTTGCGAGTTTTTCTTCCTCCTTTTTTAGAGCTACTTTTGCCGCTAACTGCTGATTTGGCTTTAAATTTAATGATCGGTTTGCTTAAATCTATATTGGGCATAGACATACCGCTTCCAGATGATTTTGCTTTATGCTTTATAGTGAATGAAAACCCAGAAGGATTTATTGTCTTTGTGGAAGTGTTGCTACGTTTGCTCATTATAATATAATACAAGAAAAAAGGATTCTTTCCTGATTTATTTTTTATTTTTATTACATTACAAAACTAATTATCTATTTCTTTTTAATTATCATCGCTATATACTTCTTCACCATCTTTAACCGTGTTCTTATTCTTAGTTGATACGTGATTTTCCTCCTTGGCGTATGTCGCATTACGTGACTCGACATGTTCTCTAGTATTGCCTTGAACATTAATCTTCTTGCGTGGGTGTGGGCTCTGTCCTGTATTGCGCTTTCCGTAAGCAACTTGTGGGGGGACCATCTTGACGGTATTTACAGGTGAATTGTTACAATTAGGAATGCTATTGTATTGAGGACATCCCCATTGTAAGGATGGTCCATATGTAGTCATGACCCAAACAGGAACCATATTCGCCATTAGATATTCATATGGAGGGGGGATAGGAGGATTCGTGGGAACATATAGATTTGCAACTCCATTCAACATATTATGTTGCTCTTCTTCTTCATCAGTCGTATCTTTTTCTGTATTCTTTTGTTCAAAAGGCAAGACTAGCCAAAACCATGGACCATCGTATTGTAGAACGGCCTTCTTTTCAGGGTCTTCTACTTCTTGGCGAAACTTGGTTGCTTCGTTCGTATTATAAATCATGGCGAAATGAACAAACGCCATATTGTATGATTTACCATTAGCACTGGTCTTGGGTACCAAATCAACATGTTCTACACTACCAATATTGAGGTCGTGGAATACATTACTGATTCGCTCCTGACTGATGTTGGAGAAGACTCTTGGAATGAAAACGGTATAAGATGACATGATTAGTTGTTGTTGTTAGCTTTTGCTATTACTTGTTATAGTATATCAAATACTTATTTCTATAGTTTCACTTCAATTTTTTTTGACGATTTAATACATCATTAACGTAGTACGTAGTACAAAAAAATAAGAATAAATATAACTAATTATAATTGGATTGGATATTGAATTGTTTATTTATATATCCATTTCAGTAATGGTTTTGAAGCTTTCTTTGTATTCCACATATATCTTGTTTTTAATGCGCGTAATCTTTTTTTCGAATGGTATATCTACACATAACAGTTTCATAAAGTTATCACAATATACGGATTGGAATTTTTCATCACATAATCTGCCTTCGTTTTCCATTTTATAATCATCAAAAGTCACCATCAGTTTATTATAAATAATGTTGAATATCTTCTTAAAATCATCTGTTTTACATTCGTTCCATTCTTCATCAAACACGTAAATAATATTTTTCTTTTGCTCAAAACATTTGAATGTTTCTCTCACTCCCTCCTTATCAAGATACTTGTTTATGATTTCAACAGTACCATCAATAAACCCACTCTTAAATATATACTCCAAATCAGATACAATAATCTCCATTTGTTCGATACAAGAATACCAACTATGTTCAGGTTTTTCTTGTTCATTTAACCACGTAATTACGTCGATTTTCTTGTTTTTAGTGCGAATATGTTGTTTCATATTTTCCAACTCGCTTTGTACTGAATTATATTTTTCAGTCAATATGGTAATCATCTCATATAATTGCTTGGCATTTGGTAATATATCTTGGTATTGGTCTTGCTTCCTTTGACAAGTAAATATATGTTTTTCATAACACCCTTGGCGTTTGAATATCTTGAAACAACATGGACAATTCGTTATATGTTTAGATGTCATTGGCTATCTGTATTTTAATTATTTTTGATATTAGTATCTGATATTATTAAGAGTCAATTTTATTATAAATATAGTATATAATATAATTATGGGCACAGAAGTAGATTGTAGTTGTAATGGTGGAATAATATATGGATTAGTGCAGTGTAAAGGATGTAGCAATTCTAATTGTGGATATTGTGATAAAACAGGTTCCTATGTCGTAGCAGAACAAAAAAGAATATGGAATACAGTAAGAGTTCCAGCATCAGAATACGCTATGAATTTGGCAGCACTTACTGTCTATCAACGTCCCAAATCGGCATATGGAGTGAATTGGAATCAAATGAGTGATCGTGCTTTAGCTGCGAATTCACAAGTGTCAAGAATAACAGTTGTTCCGTCGCATGGGAATTCAACAAAACGCTCCTTGACGCGTGATAGACCTGGTTCGCAAGCTCCTGGAGGTAAGGGAGTTGATATCAAACACGGTAGTTATGCTAGATATTTAGCTCGATTAAAAGGAAAAGGACCTCTGAGAACACAAAATGATACCAACTTGACACCTGTTCAAGGAAACAAAACCAAGTCATATGGTATTGTCAAATCAAGATCTTGTCTATGTTTTACATAGAAATCAGTTATAATGGGTAAAAATCAGGTATAATACATAAAATGAATATGTTTATGTATTATATAATGTCACGAAAAGTGGAAATGAAATTAATATTAGGTCAGCAGAGACGTACTGTGCCTAATATGGTACCACGAAATTCTATAAATGTAAGTACCAATACCAATACCAATACCATGTTGCAAACACGACTTCCATCTTTAAACGGAAATGTATTCAAAGGTAGTATGAATGGGGTGTTTGCTGCTAGAGGCAGACCATGTGGCTGAGGCGGAGCTAGGCGGTAATAGAATAATGATACGAATATCATTATAGTTACTATTACCATTCATACTACATTGAGTAGTAAAAACATTTTATTAACAAGCAATATCGTATTTATTGAAATATAGGATACGATGGAATGACGACATGTGTGTTTATTTTGAATCAGATTGAATCAAGATATAATACATTCATGTCCGAGAAATGCTTTGTCATAAAATGTAACAACCAACAAACAAAGAAATTAAAATAGTTGAAAAGTATATATATGGGACAATTTGTTATTGGTAGCGGATGTTGTAAAGGAGCATCCACCATTTTTTTAAAGAGCGTACCAATGACGTTTATCAAGAGCAATAATAAGTATTATAAACCACATACTGCGTCCGGACATGTAGGTGCGTCATGTCAAGCAAGTAACTTGAGAGCAGTAAAACGAAGAACATAAATACACAATAGAAATGATAATCGTATAAAATTATTTATAATTATTTTATAAGATGTCCAATGAAATAGAATATACATTGAAATTATTAATAGTGGGAGATACCAATGTAGGCAAAACTTCCTTCTTTAACAAAATACAGAATAATAGTGCGTACTTTTCTGGCTCAACAATAGGTGTAGATTTTACCAAAATGTACTATACAATTCGTGATAAACGCGTCAAGATAATTGTATGGGATACGGCAGGTCAAGAGAGATTTCATTCTATTGTCAGATCTTATTTTAGAGATACTTGTGGAACTGTTTTAATGTTTGATGTTTCAACCCCCGAAACCTGTAAAAAACTAGAAGGTTGGTTAAAAACACTATTACATGACCAAAAATGTTGTCACACCCACCCCATATTGCTATTAGGCAATAAGTGTGACCTACAAAATAACATAGACGTGATTGAAATAGACAAACTGATTCGACAATATAATTTATCATATAGAGAAATCTCTTGTAAAAGAGACACATGCCTCCATTTAGAAGAAATATTCACAACTTTTGTTGGTGAAATAATGGATTGCGACCATATAGACGACTGTCATGGTATAAAAAAAATAGGCGTAGATAGGTCATCTTTTACGTTAAATGATAGACCTCATACAGTATCTACTAATTCAGGAACTTGTTGTAACATAGTTTAGTCATATTCTGATATAAAAATAAACTTGTAATTTTATATATATGGACTCTTTCCTTTTAAATATTAATGATTATAGTGACAAGGAATTAGAAGATATATTATCTCTCTCCTATCCTTATCAACAAGAGGATATCGCTTCTAAAAAAAATGAGTTATATGTAAAATTGGTAGATGATGATTCTGTGACAAATGACATGAAGACGCGAATAAGTAGTTTCTTGGATACAGCTTCTTCTCGTCTATCCAAAATAATATCAAATGGTATTGAATTAAGCAGAACACAGGTCAATACATTCGGTGAATTGAAAAACACTGTCAGTGAAGTGAATGATCATTTTATCATAAACCAAGAACGTGACGTAAAGGAAGCCTATGCTGCGAAACCAACAGACGGATTGAATATTGGTAGTATTGGTGGTGCCCCACCAGGCATCATAAATCCGATTAACTATCGTACCATTAAACGTGCGGTAAATATTGATTCACGATTTAGACCGAATTATTACAATACTTCATCGGCCGATCAGCAAATCACTTTACCCTATAAATTTGAAAAAGTCATTAATATGCGTCTAGCCTCGATTGAATTACCATTGACTTATTATGCGATTAGCGAGTCATTAGGAAATAATGCATTTGTCGTGAATTGGGACAATTCAGGTGGTGAATTTCAAAATAGTGTATTGGTCAAAATTCCAGATGGGAATTATCGAACATACAATACAAATACTCCTAATGGTAGTGGTGGTTCCGAGATAGAATCCATCATGAACGGTGCTCTATTGTCGTCTGTCGCCATTACTCCTCCAAATTCATCATATAGTGGTGTTACTATTCAAACTGATGCTTCTTTTAACTTGCGTTATACAGTTGATTCTACGAGTGGAAAAAGCGTCTTTGCATTAGATGTATCAGGTATAGATGCTACTCCACTCATCGATTTAATTGATTCTGGTAATTTGGAGTATCAAATCGTATTTGGAGTCGATAGCAATGGAATAACTACTATGAATCAACCATTGCCCTTCTTTTTAGGTTGGGAGCTCGGATACAGAATGAATATGTACAATAGTGGTCCAGGCACAGTAGTAGGGAGTAATATTATATTGCCATCTGCCATTGTGTCAGAGGGTCTTTTTTACATCAAAGGACCGCAGTATATATTTGTAGCGATTGATGATTATAATAACAATGTAAATAATTATTACGTATCTGCGTATAGCGATTCCATAAACAATCGAAATATATTGGCTAAAATCAATTTATCAAATACAGGTAATGCCAATGGTGTCTATCAAACGAGTGAAACCGATGGATTTTCGTCACAGATTAATCGAAGTAGAAATTATTTTGGTCCAGTCAATATAGAAAAAATGCGAATTACACTTTATGATGAATATGGTAGAATTATCAATTTAAACAATATGGATTGGTCATGTTCTCTCATGTTTGAGTGTATGTATTCTTAGGCGTCTGACGATTTGGTTTTACGAAACAAACACGTAGATACCAGTTTTGTTATAAAATTTGCAAATTTATGAATGAATGAATTCTTTTTCTTTTCTTCTTTTAGTTTCAAGGAATAGTCATGCAAGTACTTATCAAGAGTAGTCGTAGATGAATTATAATAGTCCATCCAATCATTTGGTGAGACTTTTGTTCCTCCGTCATATTTCACTGCCATGTTACATTCACACAACATATCCCCTAGTGATATATTATCTATCACGACATTGGCCAATATACGCCCATATTTTTCCAGTTTTACATTTTGTAGATATACTATTTTATGTAAAACCAAATCACTGATTGCTGTCTTGGCAATAATCGCGCATTCTTTTTCTGTTTTATTATTCGTCTTCATTTCAGGACAATCAATACCAGCAATTCTTACTGAAAATCGGTATATAGGTGAATTATCATATGGTAATTTACACGCAATAGTAATAGTGTCACCATCATATACTTTGATAACTTTACCATGTGTTATGTTTGGAATATATGGGATAGTATCTTTGTATGTAATAGTATTCAAGTATTCTGTCATAATAACTAATAATTATCCTTTGTATAATAATACCGATAACAATATTTTAACTTCAATTATTTGGAAAATAAAAAGTATCAAATTAATATTATTCCACTTATTCCACCTATAAATAATATACAAATATAGTATATATGGAGACATCTTCTGTTTATTCGTTTATGAAATGGCTGTTTGCCAGTATTCTAGTTTTTCTATTAATTGCCACATTAGGGGGTCTTGGAATTGGTATTGTTATAGCACTTGCTGCTTTGCAATTCTTTTTGTTGTCAAGTAACATGTAATCGAGTCATATACGGTAATATATTTTACAAATGGATTTAAATAGATACACCTTATTACTGTATATAATGGCACACGGACTTAGATTACAAACTGATAGAGAAATTCGATTTGAACAGAGATGTCAAAGAAAGAAGATTGAACAGCAAAAAGTAGATAGAGCAATTCGCCTAGAAATCAGAGAAACAAATAGAGATGATATGGTCGGAAACAAGTCTGAAATTGTTTATGAAGTAAGTAGTGAAATTTTCAGACTGACACAAAAAAGAAGGAACGTTGTAAATCGTTATTCCAGTTTTGTTTCTCGTTTTTGTTAATTTTATTGTTTTCTATTTTCTACCCTTTTTATTTTTAGGTGACTTTCCCTTGTCTTGTTGATTTCCTTTTACTGAGTCACTTAAGCGCGATTCTTGTACGTTTTTTACATGATTTTCTTGACATTGTTCTTGAATACGAACATGCTTCGCACTATGGTTTCCATACAATTCGCGACTGCGACGTTCATTGTCCTTGCCTGTTTTACGCTTTCTGAATTGAACATCCATTATAAAGTTATTGAGTAAAATAATCTGTTTTCCTACCATAAACTTCAATTTTAAATTTATTAAAAAATTGAAGTTCAAATACTTTTTCATACAAGTCTAACAAACTTATATAGTTATTCAAATATTTCAAATATGTCAGCATTTTCCGTATGTATTCCACGTATCTTTCATAACATTCCTAATAAAAAAATTGTGAGTACATTTGAAACGTTAAATATGGGCAAGGTAAAAAATATGGACATCGTCTGGAAGACTGGGAGGGATGGCAGCTCATTTAAGATGGCGTTTATTCATTTCAGTGAATGGAATATCCACAGTTCAGCAGCAAGAAATTTTAGAGACCAAGTAGAAGATCCTAGAATGGATGCCAAGTTAGTGTATGACGATCCATGGTATTGGTTGGTTTTGCCGAATAATTCAACTACTATTATCAATAGTTATAAAAGCGGAACGACCTATTCTATGCCAACAAGTCTCAATGATATTAGTGAAATCATTAACGAACGAATTACCAGCTTGGAAGATGAACTGAATTGCGTGTATGAAGAACTATATCAACGAGAGTATATTCCAGTCAAATACAGAAGTGAATGTGACTGGAATCAAGATATCGAAACTGGTAGTATTGATGAAGCATACATGGGCAATATATCACCCATGACTATTGATGAACAGGATTGCTCTAGTGAGGAGGTATTACCTACCTATATTGATGCGGATGATAATACAACATATCAATCTGATGGTGATGCATTACACAAATCACCGAATTACGCAAAGGTTTATCCTGAAGACGATTCACTATTTAGTTATTCTCAAGATACATTTGAAAAAGAGGAAGAAGAAGAGCTCTCTTTTGGTATGAAAACTGTTTATCCAAATAAAACAGTTATTGACAATAGTGAAGTAGCACTTTACGAACACAAGACCTGGATGACTGCAAATTATTGTGGAAATAATTAACAATACTCACATACAAATATAGCGTAATACATTCATTCCTATAAAAAACTTAAACCTAAACAAAAAATAAAAAATATAGCGATATAGTAATACTATCATGGGCGGTGGTGGAATATTACCAGTCGCAATAAAAAATGGCCAAGTCCATTTTTTGTTTGGCAAAGAAAATGAATTGGATGATACTCCAGGGTGGGCAGATTTCGGTGGCGGTGCAGAAGATGGTGAATCTTCGTTTGATACTGCTCTCAGAGAAGGATCCGAAGAAATAAATGGTATTTTAGGTTCAGCGGAACAATTAAGAAAGCAAGTCAAAAAGGATAAAATATCTACACTACAATTCAAAACATATACCACATATATTTACATGATGGATTATGATGCTAAATTGCCATTTTACTATAAAAACAATTATGACTTTTTTTCACGTTATTTGCCTCATGTAAAACACAAAAAGGACAATGGATTGTTGGAGAAATCGAAAATTCGATGGTTTTCTTACGACGAACTGAAAAAGGAAAAGAAGAATTTCCGTAGTTTTTATCAGAATATAGTGGATTTAATCTTGAAACAAGAAAAGGATATTACCGAAAAGGTTTTCAGAAAGGAAGCAAAGCATCAAACTAAAAACAAAACCAAGAAACACGGAGAGCGAAAAAGCAAAACACGTAAAAATAAAAGGGTGAGATGAAAATACGCGATAAAACGTCAGATAAATAAAATGATTATATATTAATATAAATGTCTCTTTTAAACATTGATATTAATGATACCAATTTAGTAGAAAAATTTCCAGAATATGTAAAGTATGACGTTGAGCTGAAAGATAAATACGGTGAAGTACATACGCCTTATGTATTCTTATCTAAAATGTTATCATCTATACCAGTAGAAGTTGCTAAGAATAAAGATTGTAAATGGTTAGACGCAGGTGCTGGTAGAGGTAATTTTAGTTTTTGTTTGTTTATTATATTGTTTAATTTACTCAAGGATGTCATTGACGACCCAGACGAGAGAAAGCATCATATCATCAATAATATGATTTATATGGTGGAAATAAACGAAAACAATATACTTCATCTTAGAGAGAAATTCGGTGAAAAAGCAAACATATACCATGAAGATTATCTTCAATGGACTACTGATTTGCAATTTGATTTTATCATAGGAAATCCACCTTATAATAGTGGTGGTGTAAAAAAAGTGCCTACAAATACTGTTATAGATAAAAAAGAGGATGGTAAAACTATTTGGCCTGACTTTCTAAGAAGGAATATTTCTCTCTTGAAAGAAGGAGGAATGATGAATGTCGTGGTTCCTTCCATATGGATGAAACCAGACAAGGCAGGCATGTATGAGCTGCTATTGAAATATAAAATAGAAAAGCTACATGCATGGAATGCGAGTACAGTAATGAAGATATTCAATTATCAAGTTCAAACACCTTTATGCGATTTTTTATTGATAAAAAGTGAAAACCAAGGAACAATAGAATTATACGATAACCAAAAAAAAGAATATGTTGATTTTAAACTAAAAGAAAACATACCGATACCTTTGTGTTTTGCTTCCATAGTAAATAAATTTTTGGTGTTAAGAGAGACATACGGAAAATTAAAAATAAATAAATCCAATATGCCCCAAAAAGGAACTGTATTAAAGGACATTTTCTCTCTCACTCATCCTTTTCAAAATGTTCATACTACAATTATTAACAAGGAAACAAACAAACCTCAGCTACAGTTCAAGTACAGTGATGATGAGCAACCTTTTTACGGAGAACCGAAAATAATCATGGCGCATAAGATGTATGGGTTTCCGTATGTAGATAAAGAAGGAATATATGGCATTTCTTCGAGAGATAATTATATAATTAAAAATAAAACATTGGAAAGTCTCGAATTAATAAAGGAATTTCTCTCTACTACTTTGATTTTATTCTTATTTGAGACAACAAGATATCGAATGCGTTATCTTGAAAAGTATGTATTTGAGTATATCCCTGATTTTTCAAAAATACCAGAGGCTATCGAAATGTACAACAATGAAAACATCGATGTATATAAATTATTTGGATTAACAGAAGAAGAAAAAGAATACGTAGAGAGATATTACAAAAAGAAATATAAATTCTTCGAGTAAATAATGACATATTAAAATATTATATTATATATATAATTATGGTGAGGATAAACAATCTTACATTAAATGGTAATGTTAATTTACGTCATGTTTCTACTGAAGAGGATGATACACATGAATATTTATATTTAAAAGGAAAGGTCCATACAAATGTAAGCCTTGATGACCATATTATATCAATCATATACAATAATGCTAATAATCACACATCTGGATACGAAGTTATTTATAATCCTTTACAGTATATAGATATTGACGAAAAAAATAGCAGCGAACCTCTACTAGCCTATCAGGCATATTACCGTCATTTAAACGCAGATATTACCGATATACGTAACATGAAGCATACAACCTACCATTCAATTGGTAGAATGATATATTTAGCAATAAGGCGAAAAAAGTCAGATGATACTAATAAATCTATGAAAGAAACGCCATTTAACGGAGAAATTTCATCAACAAATATACAGGTAGCTACAAAGATACAAATACAATGCAGTTATAGACCATAAGATAATTAATCGATTTTTACTATACCACATACGTCATTTTGATATAATAAAAAATATTTTTATTATATTTTTTATTATTATTAACCTTGTTTTTTGCTTTTCTCTTCAATATAATAGTCGCGCCATTAATCTTGATTAATGCTTGCCTTGTTATTAGTAAAATAACCTAGAGTCTTTTCATATTCCGCATGAGAAACTACGTGTTTTTTAATCCCATTTATTGTAACTATCATTGGTGACCAGCTTGCTATTTCAGTAAGAACGTATGTAGCCTTTTCTTTATTACTAGATGTATTATAATCTGACATATTTGACAAGGGTATATGTAATTCATTTGGAAGAGTTATTTGACACCTAGTATTTT